TTGGGGAAAGTTCTAAAATAGCAAATACGACAGCTTCTGCAGGACAGTTATTATTTGGACTGACTCAAGAACTCACCCTACGCAAAAGACTTTTCTTAAATGCTTCATGTAATAACATAGATGAATATAACACGCTCTATCTGTCTGGGGATCTTGATCCTTCGGAAGGCCACAGTTTTACACCTCGTATCATTATCATTATTGACGAATTAGCTGATATAATGGACCTTGCGATCTATCAGAGCACAATGAAATACATTCTATCAGAAGGTGCTCAGTATGGCTTCCATATTGTCGCATCCACAAGTCATAAAATCAGAAGGAATATGCTTACAGAAGAAATGAAAAAAGCATTCCAAGCTCGTATTTCTTTTAAGTTAGAATCATCTATCGAGTCAAAGTCTGTTTTAGGTTCTTCTGACGCTGTAGGTTTGTATACAATTGGGGATGCTTTGTTCTATGATCCTACAACAGCATCTATAAAGCATTTTTCAACACCATATGTAGATAAAAACACGAAAGACCTTATTACACAGTATATCAGCACACATCCTATTATTGAGTCATATAGGATAAAGGCTGATTCCATCGATTTACCTGAAAAGCAGCCCAAGTTGCACTCTTTTTCAGGCAGCGATATAGACACAAATGCAATTATACAAGCTGTTTCTATACTACTGCAGGGCGGAAAATGTAATGAGGCAACTTTACAGAAGACAATGTCTTGTACATTCAACATCGCTCATCAAATACTCCTGAAGCTGGATGAGTATGGCATCACGCTGAAGGAGAAGAATGTACGAACATTGATAGTTAAAGATTTAGCAGAGGCAGAATCAAAAATGTGATTGTGCCTCACTATCTTCACCATTCTGACAAATCAGACTGGTTCTTAACTTTTTCTGCGACATCATTATCAAGGTGAGGAAAGAACTTCATCTTTGTTATACGTTCAACTTGACGTATCGAATTCACATACAAATCTTTTTTTCTATTACCATCAGTATTTCGACATATAAACCCTATGCCTTTAGGTTCACCATTGAGGCATAGAACAACTTTGAAGAATGCTTCTGGAACAACAACATGTGTCTGTCCAATCGTTTCATGCTCTTGATTGAATAAGATTGGTCCACACACAATAAAAACATCACCATATCTATCAGCCCAGTTCCTGCATGATATTTCAATCTGATTCCAAACTCCACTATTCAAATTTCTATTCTGGGGACATACATTCGTGAAAAGGAAAGACTCATACATGGCATCAGAATTCCATTTATTATCACCCGCTGGGCACATATGACCACGGCTCCACCCCGAATCTTTATAATCATAGTTATTTGCCCTAGGTAATGGGACGTCAACATCTTCATGAAACGCGTTTCCAGACCTTTTAAAGCTACCTGTGGTATGATTTGAAGTCAAATGCCATGCAACCCAATTTGGGATTTTTGTATCTTTGTTATAAGAGACGACATATCCTTTCCTATAAAGAATCTGCTCCGATACATTTTGCAAAGGCGAGGGAATATCTATAGTTTGAATATCAGACTCGTCCGCATTAGTATCATCTTGAGTAACTATAGACTCCTTAGTATTCGCATTATGAGACAATACTGTTCCTTTGGTACTACACGTAACTATAATTGCCATAACTAGCAATACAGAAGCGGAAAGCCAATACTCTTTCAAAAAACCTTTCATATTGTCATTGTTATAATCTACGATGCAAAAATACGAAAAAAGAAGGATAATATTCCATCGTACAACCGAAAAATACACAAATCATGTTATTTTGTCTATAAATCTATCAAAAATTCTTTTTTTTACTATATTTGCATCATAAAACGTAACCCTCATTCCCGCGAGGTTGTACAGTTTTTGGCGACTATTTGAAAACAGAGAGGCGGTGGACCTAAGGTTCACCGCCTTTTGTATTGAGCATTTCGCTAAATGCTGGCAAAAAAAGGCAATACATGGTGCAATCCCTGCACTAGTACGTATGCGCTTCAGATTAAATAACGTTACAAAGATAAATCTTTTCCAGGATTCCACCAAACATTAATCCACTTTTTTTGCTAGAAACGAAAAAGAGGTGGGCATCACTGCCAACCCCTTACATGAATAATCTAAATGCATTAACCAATATAATCAATTATATGAAAAGAGATATACGCATCCCTGCGATAGAATTGTCTCTGAAAAGCGAGAGGATGGAGGCAAAATTGAATAAGTAGCTCCATTACTGAAGTTGTGCGCTATATGTCCCACGCCTTGCGGTTTCGGGCATCCTCTCTAGTTGCTTAAGGCTTCATTTTCCTTTTGCAATGCAAATATAATGCTTTCCTCAATATTCTTGGCACATTTTATCAGTTATTTCTCCTTGCTATTTCATTTTGAGGAATATAGCATAGTTTTGTGGCACATTTATATTTATTCTTGGCTTTACTTTCTGCCTGTTCTGCCACCGCCCATTGTATATTCACAATCATTTGCCTTCACGAATTACATTACTACCACGCTTCCACATTCTGATTTTCTATGATAATCGATAGCTTAGTTTCATCCTTTACACCTCGATGTGTTCTGCCAAAAACAAAGGTATGCCATACTCTCTACTGCCTGCCGCCCGCTTAGTCCGCTTCCACCATACATAGGTTATCCTTCCTCAGATAAAGTTGTACACAATGAAGATATTGCCAGAAATAGGATGGGGGAGCAGCGCACTTGCTACTACCCGCTTGTGGGTAAATGTTTGCCAAATCTGTGTCATTCCCATTCTCAATGATGTCCGGCTTCTCATGATAGCTACCTGTGAGGCCCTTTCTGATTTTTCCTTTGCAAATTTAGCGCAAGCCCGTGCCCTGCAAGTATCACTAAGTCGTTATTTCTTCACAAAAATCACAGCAGCCTTCCGCATTTTCTTCTTCACGCCAGAGCCTAAAGAAAATGTGGTATTCCATTATTTTTCCTTGTAATTCCTTGCATTAAAGCACTTCCCGCTTGCTGCTCTTTATTGCACGTAAAAATTACAAAAGCTCCTCGGAGCTCATCATTAACAAGAAGTCAAACATTAAAAAATAAGAATTATGACACAGAATGTTCAAACATCGGTTTTCACCCACAGCAGGTTGTATAGCAAGCGCTATTATCCAGGCAATATCTACAATGTAGTTATCAATTGCGAGGAAGGAGAGTACTATGAGTACGAAGTAGAAGCGGATACATTCGCTAAAGCTACAGAGATAGCAGAGAATATGGCTATGGATCTGATGGCAGATATTACATTCGTCGAGGTGTATAAGATTTAAATTAATAATAAGTATAATCATTTAAAAATTTCAGAATTATGGAAGCTAAGTACATTATCATTTCAATCGTGAAGTCGAACAATAGTGAGAACAATGTTTGGGCAGTGGCCATCACTGGCGAAGAGAAGCCCGAAGGTTTTTGCAAAAGTGCCTACAAAGCTATGCGTTTTGCATTCCTCTTGAAGAAGCGCACTGGAGTAATGATTGATGATGCAAGCCTGAAGAAGCTTTCGGAGTGTATCGCAGAGCAAAAGGCCAAGGAAGCCGAGGCTAGCAAAGATAAGTTGGCCGAAGTCGCTCAGGAGTTTGTGGAGAGTCACAGCGTTGATGCAGTCCTGGAGCAGGAGCCTAAGAAGGCCCGCAAGTCTCGCAAGAAGTCAGAGCCAAAAGTTATCTCAATGCAGCCAGCAGCTCAGCAGGAATTGATAGCCTTCACTTAAGTGAGGGCTATCTTATAGATAGTAAAAGGAGAATAAGAATGATCTTATTCTCCTTACGTGAGCATGAAGAAAGGATGTGGCGAATCATAGGAATTATTCCTTTCCTGGAGATGTGCGTCAAGCGCCTGTCCTTACAGATTCTGTCATCCTCTCTTGAGAGTGGTATTCCGTCAAGGGTTTCGCAGTTGCTGTTCGTTGCAAATATAAGAATTTATTCTGAATGAAACAAGTAAATAAGGAAATAAATAGCAAAAAAGGCTCGTTTCACAACGAACCTTTTTTAGAATTACTTAAAAAACTAAATTAATCAACCATAAACATTAACCATCTAAATCTTGTTTCCGCTGCAAAGATATATCTTTTCTTTGAATTTTACGTTTGTTTATAGATATTATTTGTTTAAAATGAGTTATAAGCCCGCAAAATTAATATTAGTTCACTAAAACGCGTCTCAAGTATAGATTATACATTCGGAAATGCTGTCTTTTTAGCAATATACAATGCGGAGTATCTTTGCTACAAAAAAGATATGTCCACTTTAATCAACACAACATTCGATTCAATCTACCTCACGTCAAATCTGCCTGACGAGGTAGAGATAGAAACACTCACGCCGCAAGTTACGGTCACTATAAAAGTCGATGATACCGAGGTTTTCAAGTCCGACTACTATCCGTATGCTCAGAAGGTATATTTTCGCGACGTTCGTTCAATTGTTGAATCAGCTATGCAACAGATGGGACTGGCCATAGCTACTTTTGTTTTCTCCGTTAAAGATTTGGAAAGTTACACCAAATCTTCTGGAGAAATCAAAGTCGTGTACTCAGAACTGAAGTCGTCCACTACATCTGAAGTTTTTTTGACTAAGTACTTCCTTTCCACACGAAAGAGTGCGCTCTTGTCCCGATCGTGTCCATTTTTCTTGTATGTTTTCAGCAAGGCGTATGAACAATGTTCCAACTATTGCATCATCTATTACTATCCCAGTTATGCGCCTGGCCAGCTGTTGTCACTTCGTTACGATTTCAATAGCAAGCTATCCGAAAAGCAGGAGATTCTGTCTGTTAGTGCTGATTACTCCGATTTCCAGGCTATATTGGAGAGCAAGAACATTTTTAATGCTACAGTATTACATGTATACTTTTGTACCAGTCCCCGTGTATTCGATATATATTTCACTTCCGACGCTCCTTCCGACACATTCCAGTTCCTGAACAACTTTAATCTGATGGAGACCGTTTGCCTTTTTGGAGCCACTACTACAAAGACTGATATATCCCGCTCAGAAGCCGTACAAGGTCGAATTACGAGTTTCTACGACGTGACGATGAGAGTCAAACACGAAGTGGAGACGGCACCGCTGACATACGACGAAGCCCGGCATCTTATTCAGCTCCTTACTTCCCGCAGTATCACTCGATGCGTTGCTGGTGATACATATGCTCCAGTAATCATTACCGACTGCACCCCCGAAATTACAGACAATATCTCGACTCCAATCCGCTTGAAGTTCACGTACGAATATACCGACCAGGCAGAATGGTTATAATCCCCTTTATATATGAATAGTATCCACATTTCCACAGCCCGACTCATCTTGAATCGCCCCGACCCAGTAGATATCTCGATCTGGACTGCCAAAGGTGAAGTCCAGACGTGGCGTAATTGCATATGTATTAAGTACGACCACTATCGAGGTATCCGTAAGTTCAAGCTCTTAAGCTCGAATCAAATCCGAGCCACACATGAATGTTGCATTTTCCAGCTCAACGGTATGGAAGTCTTTCTCTGACTGCCATACCGTTCAAAAAAACAGATTTTTGTATGAAATCATCTTTGTTTCAAAAGATTTTCGTATCTTTGCAGCGTGAAAAATGTTTGGCAAAGGCCTGCACTATCATTCTGCAAAAGCCAAGGCAGATGCAGATTACTTATTGGAAAACGAAGCTGACGCGCTTCTGTCTTGTGTACCTGAATCTGGAAAATTCAATTAATGTACAAGACGGAGTACGAAGGTTCACGTATATATACGTGGGCTTGTCGTCTCATAGTCTTTACATTACGGCGTTCCAGAGCCTAGGTACAGAGATTATGGGATACGCAAGTCCACTTTTTGTATCCCGCCGTCAATAGAGATTCGAAATACGGATATGTCACCTGAGAAGGTCACATCATCCGCAGCCATGTAGACTACATGGTATAAGTACTTAAATAATTCACGTGGTCTTCTGCAAAGGAGGCCACATTTTTATTAAATAGTTTGGTCAATTCCCAAATTATTGGTACTTTTGCATGCAATATAGAAAGAAAAGGCGTGAAAGCGCCTTCTGGTCCATTTAAATTTTTGATTTCAAACCTGTGAAGGCTAATTTTTAATAAGACAGGTATTATACCTGTTCTTTAAGTTGAAAAAAGTTTATGATTGAGATGGCTGTCTGTGAAGATAGCCATCTTTTTTGTGTCTTTTCATAGTCGGTCATCATAATATATCTTTGCCACAAAAATCAAAAATGCCAATGAAAATACAATCTCTATCATTAAATTCCGTTGAGGAAATACCTAATCTCAACGCCAGTGCAGCCTTTACCGTCAGCTCTGCAGAGGTATTCCGTGATCAGGTTGATATCATTCCATTAAAAGTAGCTGAAGGGTATGAGTATATGCCATGGGGTGCTGACAATCAGATGCCTTACAAAATCATGGATCTTTTCGAGCGCGACGAAACACTTTCCACCTGTCAGGTGTTCAATGCCGAGGTCTGCTATGGTTCAGGCCTGGTTTACGACACTAAAGATGCGACGCAGGATGTTCGAGAGGAAGTGGAGGAGTATCTCATGGACAACGACCTCGCTTCTTATTTCCTTGGTGTCTGCCAGGACTTCAAGTATTTCGCTTTTGCCGTTTCCGTTATCATCCTTAATAGCGACTGCTCGCGTATCGTTCGCATTCTCCGCAAGGAAGTCTGCTACTGTCGTTTCGCACCTCCTAAGAAAGACGGTACTATTCCTTATATTCTGTATGCCAACTGGCGTAAGTCAATCACTACTAAAGACCAGGTCGAGAAAATCGAACTCCTCGACCAACATTCTCCTTGGTCCGACCTTAAGGAGCGTATGCAGATTTACAAAGGTAAGAAACCAAAGACGTCTACTCGTAAGTTTGCCATCGTCAGCCGTATCCCGACGCCAGATAACACGATTTACCCGATACCATACTTCGCTTCCTTATTCCTAGGAAAATGGTACAACATCAAATCTCTCATTGGTATAGCTAAGGAAGCCAAGTTAAAGAACTCTGCGCCTATCAAGTACCACATCGAGATTGCTAACCGCTTCTGGGATGGTATCTTCAAATCTGAAGGTATTACCGACCGCAAGAAACAGATAGAAAGGGTAGTGGAGGAGAAGGAGAAAATCATCAACTTCCTTACTGGTATGGAAAACTCTGGTAAGGTTTTGTTCTCTACGTTCTATGTTAATCCCAACGGTGAAGAGCAGCACGACGTGGTAATTAATAAGGTTGAAACCGACAAGGAAGGAGGCGACTGGTCTACCGATATTGTCGAGGCAATCAACATGTTCTGCTTTACGATGCGAGTCCATTCTAATCTTGTCGGCTCAGTTCCTGGTAAGACACAAACTAACAATTCTGGCAGCGACAAGCGCGAGCTTTACACCATCGCCCAAGCCCTGCAGAAGCCATACCACGACCTTCTTTTCAACGTACATAATATTATAATTAAGTACAACGAATGGTCTGGAGTACATCCCGACTGTCCATTCATCCAGCTCACAACACTGGATGAAAATCGTGACGCAAAGAAAGTGACTGTTGAATCCCATTCAGTAAAATCCGAATAATCCATAGACTATATGAAATACAATATTACCGACGAACAGCTTCATGAGCTGATTCCCCATGTTATCGCCACCGTAGAAGGCGAGCCAACCCTTGTAGAAAAGCTTTGCTCATTCCTTGAGGAAGCAGAAATCTGGGCAGAACAAAATTTTCTGTCCGACGAGCTCGAGCTCACTACCGACATTCTCCCTTACGCACAAAAAGTCGTGGCATATCATGCCTTTCTCACCGCCATTCCCTCGCTCGACCTCGTCCTTACTCCCACCGGCTTCGGCATCGTTAACACAACAACGATCGTCCCCGCTTCCAAGGAGCGCATCGAGCGCCTGCAGCTCTCCATCGAGTCCCTGCGCGATACCGCCATCGAGCAACTCCTTCACCGCCTTGCGCCAATCACAG